TTATCAGCTACTCCATCGGGATATTTACACCCGTATTCATGGATAATGCCATATTATGCTGGTCAAATGGCTACTTACACTTTAGCTAATGGTCAGCTTTCAAAAACTGATGCTAACTTAGCGGCTGGTCGAAACTTAGAAGCAAACACTTCATTAACAATCACTGTAACCAACGCACAACTAGATCAGATCGTTTCGTTTATTGCGTCTGGAAGTTGTAGCATTTCAGTAGTTAATGCAATTCTAGGAAACGTAGCAACACTTCAAGCTAATGGCACAATGCAATTAACTTCTGATGCTTTGTGTGGCGCTATCTTTACTGTTACTGCTAATGGAAATGGTCAAGTGACTGGAAGCCCATTCTTGAGCGCATTAGCGCATTTAGAAGCTGAGTCTGGTGGCCCTACTCCGTTAAGCCCAGAGGGTTTAGCTCAAGCGGTGTGGTCAGAAGATTTAACGCCTTACTCTGGCGTATCTGCTGGACAAGCTCTTAAAGATGCTGGCTCTGCTGGTAATCCTTGGAGCGCAACTTTAGCAAGTAATAACACACCAAATACCTTTGGTTGGTTCGTACAAAAACTTTTAACTGTAGCTAAATTTTTGGGTTTAAAATAAGGAAACAACAATGGCTAGATTTTCTCAAATGGACCCTTCTGTACAAAATCAAAAACTTCGCATGAAAAAAAGTGTCAAGCGAAGAATTAGATTAATTAGTGTATTGAAGGTAGTTCAATTCTTAATGATAGTTTACATCATTCTTAAGTTAAACCTTATTGTTTAACTTTTCCCAAGCTTTCAAACACATAACATAGCTGGCATAATAACCTAGTCCAGTTCTGTAATATGCTCCACCATTTTTTGTATTCATAGCTACATCATGTTGTATGTCTGGATAAAATTCATCTTCGGACATTGTATATATTTTAGGTGGAGTTTCATTAGGTTCTAATGTTTTTCTACTGTGTTCCACTGGTTTGTTCAATAGGCTCATAGCATACGGTTCAGATTCTTGTAAATATAGTAGACATTTTCTTAAGTGATTTTGGTATTCTTCTTTCTTAAGTAATTCAGGACATGCGTCTAACAACAATCCAGTAAAATAACCATTATACCAATGTTTAGATAGTCTCCAAACATACATCATTGCTTTTTTATATAGCCATTTCTCAAACTTACTTTCAGCAGTTTTTAATAGTACATATAAAGCTATTATACAGTTGTGGTCATTAAAATAGCCACGTCTACTGTCAATGTATGCTGTTGGGAATAAACTTAATAGTCCATAACCATAGTTATAAAATAATCTATTATATTCACGTTTAGCTTCTTGGTCTTTACTTTTAAAATAACTAAGTTTTAAAGCTGACAATATAGTTAACGCTTGTGCTCCAACTGTTTCTAGCCCGGGCTGCCACATACCACGTTCAGATTTAATTCTCACTTTTTCAAATCTTTGTCCAGACGCTTTATATTCTTTTTTCCATAAATCATGAAGTAAATCATCTTTTTCAGGACATTTACCTTCTAACAAAGCGTAGTCATTGTCAATGATGTTTTTAACTAATAATTCATATGCGTCCACAGTGGGTACTTCATTAGATGTAAGTACCGCTAAATTTAATCCACATAACATATCACCCGACGTTGTTCCTATGTTATATATAAATTCAGCATTTGGTGTATACATATATCCTCTAGCTAAATATGGATGCAAAATGTGCATTCTAATGCCCTTTTCTAAACTGTAGTCTCTCAATAGCTTACCTTCTTCGGTTTGAGATAGAATGAATGCATATGTACCATTTCTAGAACATTGGTGATCATAATTATGATGTTTACCATCTATTTCCTTATCACTAGGTTGGCGACATACATATGTTGAAAAGTTATTAGTTTTCCAGACAGGCAACTGTTTAGCAAAATTTGTTAAATTAATTGAAGTATTTAAAGCACTTTCACTAATGGTAGGCGGTCTTCCTACAAAGTTTCTTTTTTTAAATATTTGATAGTAGCCTAATCCACCAATGAGCGTTAGCTTAATTGGTAAAGTAATCCAATGTAAAATGCCTCGAACTATTTTCCATGTATTAGATGGAAAAGGATTGGCAATTAGTTCTGCATATTTTTTAAGTATCATAAACATCCATTCTGTAGTTTTGTATATTGTTTTTCAAAATAATCGGGTTTAACGTAATCGGTTTGAGTAATTTTTTTATACTCATCATTTAATAGTTTAGTTGTAGCTAGTCCAGTCCTTACGCCTTCTTTATTCATAAGAAACATAGCTTTTCCCGTATCACACATAAGTTGAAACATTCTTTCTTCTAAACTTTTTACTTCTTTGTAAGTACCCATTCTTGTTTTATCCCTTCGTTTTAATCAATATATAATCGGCATTATCGAGTATTTAAAATTTAGTTTTTTTATTTAAAATCTTAATAAATTCAAGTAGTTAGTATATTTAAGCTAAACTAGCGTTTTAACTAATCGACTTTATTAACAAGTAATAATAGGGGATACAATAGTAAGCAATGGTATGTGTTACCAATATTTAATAGGCTTCAATACTTTATCCAATATTTTACGTTTCTATATTTAATTAGTTTACAATAGGACATTTCAAATGTCAAGGGGATTATTTCGCTTATGCTCAAATTAATGTTAAGTAAGGTTCAACTATTCGAGACAGCATTTTTAGTTATATTAGCTAGAGGTCTAGTTTTAGGACTTAGTTTGTCAGATGCGGCAATTCTTTTAGGGCTAATTGGTGTTATTGGTTATCAATCACATTTAGCTTCCAAAAAGGTAGAATCAACCGAAAGTTTAGATAAAACTATAGCTGACTTAAATAATAAAGTCAATACCTTAATGGTTGCTCAAGGAATGCGCAGAATGAGTCCATCTACTGGAGCCGATTTTGGACAGCTCAAGCGTTAAAGATAAAAAACGGGTTAGACAATCCGCAGTAGTTACAAAAAATACCGAGTTACCCGAAGCTCCTACCATTAACGAATGGGAAATGCGGGCGTTTCATTTAAGCAAAACAAACGTTGAACTATTAGCCAAAATTTCTGAAAAAGAAGAAGAAATAATGCATCTTAAAAAAATGCTTGAATCTTTTGTAGAAAATAAAGGTGGGGTAATGAAACTTGTCATCAGTGATGAAGAAATCATTGCCGAATTGCAAATTAAACGTCTTCTTGCGCAAGCTCAAATACGAGCACTCACCATAGAAGAAACTAAACAATTTGATTTATTTGTAAAAAATAAAAGACTCATTAAGGGTGACTCTACTGATGTCATTGACCACAAGCCTATGTCTAGCAATAAAGATGACTTAATGAAAATTGCAAAAATTAATAAGGATAAAGAATAGTGGCAGTTAATAGTAAAATGCAACTTAACATTAAGCGCATTAAATTTGAAGACCACAGCACCGAAGGTTCTCCAATGCTCATTTCAGCTAAAGTATTTAGTGATGGCGTTAGAGTTGTACGTTTAGCTATTAATCCCGAAGACATGGTATTTCATATCATAGACGCTGCTACTGGTTTTGTTTTTGAATCAGGTGGAGATAACATCAATAATATGGAAGTGCTACAAAGAGCTGGGAAGAAAGCATTGTCTAAATTTTTAGATGCCAATTTTGTAAAAGAAAAACGTAACACTGATTACTTAAAGGCTAAAAAGAGTGACCGATAGTAGTAGCTTAACATTTGATGCTCTCTATTATACAGACTCCGATGTTAGGGAAGCTAGACATCGTTTATGGAAAATGGCATGTTTAGAGTGGAAATTTAGTGAAGTTTTTACAACCAGAAGCAAAAATGATACGCATTAATATTTTATCTATATTTGATGAATTGTTAGCCGATTGTCCAAAAGACCTATTGCCAACATATAATTCCATTGATGCCACTTATGTATTTCCAAATGGTTCTAAAATTCAATTTGCGGGTACTGATAATAAAAATTATGAAAAACTTCGAGGTGGTCAATGTCACCTTGCCATCATAGATGAGGCTGGATTTTGTACTGATTTAAAACACATCATTGAATACATTTTAAAACCAACCACATTAAGAACTAAAGGGCGCATTGTCCTATCATCAACAACTCCTCCACATCCTGACCATGAATTTATTCAATATATGGCAGCAGCCGAAGAAAGTGGTAGATTAGTTCGTAAAACCATTTACGACGCCAGAGACGATGATAAAATTGCAGACTATGAACATAAAATAACTGATGAAATGATTGAAGACATTTTAAAAGATTTACCACTTAGAGAAGAAGACGAATCATTTAAAACAGAATATTTATGTGAACTCATTTACAACAGTTCAGACGCAGTTATTCCAGAATTTAATAAATTTGTTCAAATAGACACTGTAGTTGAATGGCGTAGACCCGTTTTTTGTGACAAATATGTTTCTATGGACATTGGTTTTGCCGATTTAACATTTATTCTATTTGGCTATTATGATTTTGAGTATGCGGTGGTAGTTGTTGAAGATGAAATTGCTATAAAGGGTCAAGAGGTTTCTGCTAAAAATATAGCAAAACTTGTCACAGAAAAACAAGAGCAGTTGTGGACTGAGCCTCTTACTGGTGAAGTATCTGAACCGTTTTCTCGCATTGCCGATAATAACCTCATTTTATTAAATGACTTACGTAATCATGGTATGCATTTTAAGCCAACAGAAAAACACAATAAAGAAGCTTACATCAATAAACTTAAAACATTTGTTGCTGACAGACGCATCATCATCAACCCTCGTTGTATTCAACTCATTAGTCATTTAAAGCATGCAACATGGGATAAAAACCGTAAAGAATTTAAACGAGCACCTAGAGAACAAGGCGCACATCACTATGATGGTGTAGACGCTTTAGCTTACTGGGTTCGTAATCTCATTGAAGGTAGAAATCCATATCCAGCAGGGTATTCATATAAACGTTTAGGTAAAGGTTCTGAGGTTTTTTTCAGTCCTCACCACAATCCTAAAATGTCTACTGATTCAAACTTTGAGAGACTTAATGAAATGTTTAAGCCTAAATCGTCTTTTAAACGTACAAATAAATCGTTACACAAGAATAACAAGTAATAATAGAAATAGGGACCAAAATGAAAACTACTACAAATGATGTATACTTTGCCAACAAACCATCAGAAGAAAGAGCCCAAATTCTTTTAACTAAAAGTAGTGAGTGGTTTGATGACATGAGTACATCAGGCTATTTAGAAAAAATTAGAATGATGTGGGCTGCCTATCATGGTTGTTATTATGATGAATCACACACTATTAATTTTGGTGGTGAGCAAGGTGAATTAGTTCAATTTGGTGTAAATCACTTAAGAAACATTGCTCAACACATGTTGAACATGATTACGTCCACTAGACCCACTATGCAAGCTAGATCGGTTAACACTGACTATAAATCATTAGTCCAAACTAAATTGGCAAATGGTTTACTTGATTATTACATGCGTGACCATAGATTGGAAAACTATCTTAAAAATGCCGTTGAACAAGCCATTGTTATGGGTTCAGGATATGTTAAAATTGAATGGAATGCTACATCAGGTGAAGTTTACGACTTTAATGAAGACTTAGGTGTAGACATTAAAGAGGGTGATTTAGAGTTTTCCAATTTGTCAGTGTTTGATGTCTATTTTGATACATCAGCAGAAAATCAAAAAAAAGATTGGGTCATTTGTCGTTCTTTTAAAAATAGATATGACATGGCGGCTAAGTTTCCTGAAAAGGCTACTGAAATATTAGGACTACCTACTAAAGATAAATTGGACTTAAATGGTCGAGTTGAAATTGGTCGTGACCAAACTGACCTCATTCCTGTTTATGAATTTTATCATAAACGTAGTGATTCGGTTCCAGAAGGTAAATATCAGCTCTATTTAGATAAGGGCATTTCTCTTATAGAATCAGCTATGCCTTATAGAAATTTACCAGTCTACTGTATAGCACCTTCGTACTATTTAGGTACCCCATTTGCCTACACTCCAATGTTTGATCTATTGGGCATTCAAGATGCTATCAATTCCCTATATTCTACAGTGTTAACAAATCAAACTGCATTTGGTGTACAAAGCATTGCTGTACCAATGGGTTCAAATGTAAACATTTCTCAATTAGACTCAGGCTTACAAGTCATTGAATATAACATGCAACAAGGTGGAGAAATTAAGCCCATTCAACTTACTCAAACACCTAAAGAAATTTTTGATTTCATCCAAATGTTAGAACGTGCGGCTGAAACCATTTCAGGTGTAAATGCTGTAGCTCGTGGTAATCCAGACCCAAATTTACGTTCTGGTACATCATTAGCTTTAGTCCAATCTATGACTTTACAATACATTTCAGGACTACAACAGTCTTATGTATCACTCATTGAAGACATGGGTACAGGCATCATTAATATTCTAAAAGATCATGCTAACGTTCCTCGCATTGCTGCCATTGTTGGTAAAAACAACAAAACTGAATTAAAAGAATTCAAAGGTGATGACCTATCTTCTATTAATAGAGTGGTAGTTGACATTGGTAATCCATTAGCCCGCACCACTGCTGGTCGAGTTGAAATGGCCGAACAACTGTTACAAATGGGTGCCATTAAAACTCCTGAACAATACTTTATGGTAATTGATACAGGACAGTTGGATGTATTGACAGAAGACACCATGTCTCAACTATATCTCATTAAAGCTGAGAATGAACGCATGGTACAGGGTACACAAGTAATTGCATTAATGACTGACGAACATTCTTTACACATTAAAGAGCATGCTTCGGTGTTATCTGACCCAGAATTGCGTTTTGATATGGACCTATTTAAACGTGTTTCAGATCACATGCAAGAACACATTGAATTACTTAAAAACACCGACCCTAATCTATTAATGATATTAGGTCAACAACCTCTATCACCAACTCCTCCACCAATGCCTCCACCTCCTATGAATGCTCCTCAAGGTGGCAGTGAACCAGCTGTATCCGAACAATTAGGTGGTCCTCCAATAGCTCCTACAGCATTGGCTCAAATGGGAGTACAACCAGTAGGTTTACCACCATTGCCAAAAGTTGACCCAGCCCTCTTGCCAAACCCTGCATTACAAGAAGCAAGTTTAGGAAATGTAAAGGGGTCAACAGTTGGATAAGGAATTAGAACTGCTAGAACCTTTTTTAGACGAATTTGAAGGTTATTCAGAAGAAGTTTATCCAGATCAAAAAAATAATCCAACGGTTGGTTACGGATTTAATTTGAATGCTGGTGACACAGCGGGATTATTAAAGCTTCATGGCTATGACCCCGAAGCTCTTAAAAGTAAAAAGCTTAAGATGAAACAAGAAGATGCTAAAACCATTAGACGTAACATCATTAATAAAAAAGCTGATAATTTAAAGCAAACCATTGGTGAAGACCTATATAACACTTTAGATAGTAATAAAAAAGCAGGACTGTTGTCGTTAATGTATAACGCTCCAGCCCTCATTGGTCCAAAACTCATTCAAGGTCTTAGCACTGATGATGGTGACCTATCACTATTAAGCGAAGTGGTTAGTAATTCAAATAAAAATAAAGATGCTGGTGTGTTGTATAGACGTCTTAGAGAAGCTGAACTAATGTCACCAAAGTCTTTTCCAAATGTTTTTCAAGCTATGACTAAAGATCAACTTTATTCTTTGAAAAAAATGGGTGAGAAGCATCCTCAAATTGTAGAAAAATATGGCATCCAATTGGGCATTAAACCAAGTCCACTAGGATTAGACAACCTATTTAAGTTGTTTAAAAAAAATAAATTATAACATCCATCCCAATAATGGGACGATGAACACAAAGGAAACACATGTCAGAAGTAAACATAACACAACAAGTAGCTAGTGGTAATGCTCCACAACCAGCAGCGGAGTCGGCTCAAAATAGTGACTATAAAGCACTAGAAGAACAAACTGTAGCCAATTTTGAAGGCGAATCAAGTGAGGAAATAGATAGTCCAGAAGCCATTGCAGCACTTGAAAAAGAAGGCGAAATAAGCAAAGAACAGGCTACGTTTCTTAAAAAGAAGCTTAAACTTAAAGTTGATGGTCAGGAAATTGAAGAAGAAGTTGACTTAGGTGACGACGAGTATTTAAAACGAGAACTACAAAAGTCTAAAGCTTTTGATAAGCGAGTTAAAGAACATGCCGCTTATAAATCTCAAGTAGATCAACTATTACAAATGTTACAAAATGACCCTGAATCCCTATTGGAAAAAATGGGACTAAATGTTGATGAGTTTGCTGAAAAGCGTTTAACTAAGAAATTAGAACAAATGAAAAAAACTCCAGAACAACTTGAACGCGAAAGAATGCAAGCTGAACTCGAAGACCTTCGTCAAGAAAAAAAGCGCATTCAAGAAGAAAAAGACGCTGCCGAAATGATGCGTTTACGTAATGAACAAAGCACTCAAATTACTAATGAAATTATAGAAGCATTAGATGGGACTAAGTCGGTTCTTCCTAAAAAGAATCCTCTAGTGCTACAGCGCATTGCTCAAACTATGGTGTTAGCTATGAAAAATGGTTACCCAAATGTTACAGCTAAGGATGTCATTCCTTTAGTTGAAAAGCAATGGAAGCAAGAAATGAACTCATATTTTAATGAGGGTTCAGAAGAACTACTAGAAATTATGGCTGGTAAAGAAAAGCTAAATGCTTGGCGTAAAGCTCAATATGTCAAAAATAAAGGTAAATTACCAACTCCTCAAAAGGTGTCACCTCAAGATACTGGTAAAATCAATAAAGACCCAGTTGAAACTGAACTTGAGGTTAAAAAGGGTCGAGAAGCATTCAGAAAGCTATTTAGACCCGTATAATTAGCCCAAATATCATATTTCTCTATTATTGTCAAGAATAATTTATTAGAATTTAACAAGTAATAATAGAGGGATATGAATGTATCCAAGTAATGACTAGACCCTTATCTACCCGTTTGGATGATTTGGCATCGAAAAATGAAAAAATACAACTCGTAAACATCAAAACAAAAAACACAACACAAACAAAATTTTTATATTAAAAGGTAAATAGGTAAATATTATGGCAGCAAATAATACGTATGGTAATCCAGCGGGTACCATTGGTACATTAAACGGTCTCTTTAAAGAAGTATACGCAAAAGAATTAGTTAATTTAATTCCAGATGGCGTTAAGTTACTAAACAGAATTCCATTCGCTAAAAAAGATGCGACTTTAGGTAACTTGTATCACCAACCAGTTATTCTTGGTCATGAACACGGTGTCACCTTTGCTGGTGCTACTGACGATGCGTTCACATTGAATGCGGCAGTTGCGGGTTCAATCAAGGATGCACAAGTTCAAGGTACACAATTAGTGTTACGTTCTGTTCTTGGTATTGCGGCAGCTTCTCGTGCTTCTAATGGTGATGCAAAATCATTCATGCAAGCAACTAAGTTCCTCGTAGGAAACATGTTACGTTCTGTAACTAAAAAATTAGAAATTGAAATGTTATATGGTCAAGTTGGTTACGCTACCCTAGCGGTTTCTGCTGCGGTAACTGTTATTCCAATTCCTAATGCGGAATGGGCACCGGGCATTTGGGCTGGTTCTGAGGACATGCCAATTGAACAGCGTAATGCTGCTGGTACTTTAATAAAATCAATGAACGTAGTTTCAGTTGACTTTACTGCTCGTACTGTTACTGTTGACGGTGCTGCTACGGCAATTACCGCAGGTGACGTATTATGGCACAAAGGTGCATACGGTAATGAATTTGCTGGTATCCACAGAATCATCACTAACACTGGTACACTATTTAACATCAATGCAACTACTTACTCTTTATTCAGAGGTAACTCTTACGCATCAGGTGGTGTTTTAACTTTCGCAAAAGTTCAAGACGCTATCGGTAAGGCAGTTGAAAAAGGTTTAGATAATGATGTTCTCATTGTTGTAAACCCAGACGTATGGTCTGACCTTATGGTTGAACAATCTGCATTAAGAAAGTATGACGCTTCTTACTCTGCTGATGCCGCTAAAAATGGTATGGCTAAATTGGAGTTCTTCGGTCAGAACGGTATGATCGAAATAGTACCTTCAATTTACTGCAAAACTGGTTTCGGATATGTTATTTCTCCTGACGAAATGATGCGCATTGGTTCTACTGATGTGACGTTCAACCGACCGGGCAAAGATGGCGAATTCTTCCGCGACTTAGAAAATGCTGCGGGTTATGAATTAAGATGTTATACTGACCAGGCTTTATTTTGCTCGGCACCGGCCAAGAATGTTCTAATTACTGGTATAACTACATAGTAATATATTAAAATAATATGATGCCAAGCGTAAAGAACTTGGCATTATTTTTGTTCTTGACAGGGGCATAACAAAATAGTAAACTGAAAATATGAAAATTTGTACTAAATGTAAAATTGAAAAACCGTCCACTTGTTTTGAACATCATAAGGGCCAATGTAAGGATTGTCGAAATATTGATCGTAACAAAAGATTAAGAGCTAGAAATAATCCCGTTTCTGTTGAATCAAAAACTTGCGGAGAGTGTAAAATAGTTAAACCTAGTTCAGAATTTCATATTTCAATCAGTAAACCAGATGGTCTAATGTGGTCTTGTAAAGCTTGTCGTAATAATAGTTTAAAACAAAGATATAAAAATAAAAAAGAACAGATTAAAGCTAGGACTAATGCCTATTATTACGCAAATAAGGAAATAGTTTTAGAAAAACAATTGAAGCGTCAAAAAGAACGTCTTAAAACTGACGCTGAGTTTCACATAAGAAGAAAATTAAGAAATCGTCTCTATTGTGCTTTAAAACGTAAGGCATGGAAAAAAGATACAAAGTTTGCCGACTACATTGGTTGTACTTTAGAGCATTTAAAAACCCATCTTGAAAGTAAGTTTACTGACGGTATGTCTTGGGAAAATAAAGGCAAATGGCACATTGACCACATCATACCATTAGACTCGGCTCAAACAGTTGAAGAATTATATAAGCTTTGTCATTATACAAACCTTCAACCATTATGGGCCATTGACAACATTAAAAAAGGTGTTAATTAGTCAAGCTTACAACAAGCTGATATGGTATAGGTTATCATTTTGTGCTGTTTGGGAATAGCCGTATAGTTTGACCAAAGGGTGATGCCTAAAAATTTATATGGCACATATTCATGACTAACTACAGTTTCAGTGCTTTCTAGAATTTCAACCTTATACCCAAGTTCTTTAAGTTTGGCAAATATGGATTCTCTTGTAACACCATAGGTAACATTTTCAACGTCTGGATATTGTCTATATGTTGAACTTAAATCGTGTTTAATGGTGTATTTACCATCATAACAAATTACGGAAGCAATTATGCTACTTACAATGTTGTCAAATGTTTGTACCTTTAGTCTAGCTTTATTGTCCTCTATTGTATGGCAAGCATCTTCGGCTATCATAAATGAACTCATTCGTACCCCATTTTCTTTGCTAAATCGCAAACTTCTTCTTCGGTTAATATGTTTATGTTTATACTAGTGTTCAAGTTCCATGTCAAGACCAGCTTCTTCATTTTCTTTAATAGAGTCTTTATGTGTTTCATATTCTAGTCCTTCGTTAATGATGGGTTTATTTTCTTCTTTTTCGATGATGAATAGTTCTCTTACGCGAATGCCCTTATCCTTGATTGTTTCAAGTGCTACTGTTCCATCTTCTAAAAGGTAAACGGTACGCTCAATGTCCCAAGAATTAATTTTATCTATGGGTATGGTGTATGTTTTAAGTTCAGGGCTCATAATGGTTTTAGTTTGAGCATAGTACATTTGTTTTGATATGTAGCCGATGGTTTTTAGTTTTTTGGCTTCTGGTGTCTTCATTTGTTCCTTTGTTCTTTAGTTGTGTAGTTCGTACACTATGTTGTCATCTTTATTTTCCCATTCTCCAAAGGTGACAATTTTATAACCATAGTTGGTCTTCTCAATGAGAATGATAGGACCAGTGGCTCTAACTTCGTAACCTAGGTTGGGGGATTTATAACTAAGACAATTCTTACCGTTGTGTAAAACAACCTCAATGGTAACATCTTCTATCGACATGTCCCATTTGCGAATTATCCTATTTTGTTCATTACTAGAATAGCGTTTAAGACGTTTGCAGTGCCTAAATGATAGTTTCATAATGTTCATATTAAACCAGTATATACACACTAAAACACAAAAGCAAGGAAAATAAATAAAAATATGAAAAAAATTACCCTAAACGAATACATTACTGCTTCTGGACGTTATCCAGACCGTTTAAACAGTTCTGAGTTGACAAAATCTGTTAAAACTAATGCTACTACATTGCTAGAAAAAGTCAACGCTCTATTGCTTGATTTAGGAGTTTCAGGTCCATTCAGTGTGTCCAGTGGCTTTAGACCTTCTGCGGTGAATGGTGCCACTCCTAATGCGGCTAAAGGCTCATTACACCAGTCTGGTCAAGCCATAGATATGCATGGTTTATGGCTTGAACATCCAAATAACACCATTGGTAAGAATACAAATTGGTGCCATTTAGACATGGATAGCACAATTCGTAAAGATAGACCAGTAAGAGTGTTCATACCAGCTTAAAAAATAACAAGTAATAATAGGGGGATGTATTCTCCCAAAGGATGCACATGGCTGTTCCATTGACTATTGCTGGTAATACATTTTTATTTCCTGAAAGAGGAGAAGACCCAGATTGGTCAGGCGACACTACCGATTGGGCCACTGCGGTCACTGGTGCATTAAACACCCTATTGGGTTCAGGTGACATTCTAAATGTTACTGCGTCCATTTCAAATAACATTGCTGTGGCAACAAATGTGAATGGATTAATCTTTAACCCGGGCACTATTAGAGCAGCAAACATCACTTATGCCATTTATCGAACATCAACTGCTAACCCTAGTGGATTTTCTGAAACTGGCACCATTTACTTAACTTACGACAATAATGCTTCGGCAGCAAACAAATGGCTTCTTAGTCAAAATTCTGTAGGCAACTCAGGTGTAGCACTTAGCGTCCTAGATTCTGGACAAGTGCAGTATGTATCTACAGATATAAATTCAACTGGTTATACAGGTGTAATTAAATTCTCCGCCAAGGCCCTTACCCAAATTTAACATTTAGGATACATACATGGCTTTTAGCTTACAAAAAATTCTTAGCGGCTTACGAATTGTTAAAGAAAACACTTTAACTCCAACCGCTATTGAAATAGTACCTTCTGGAACTGTAAATACTAAAACTGTAGTTCAATCTTCCCAAACAGTTGATAGAACAATTACTTTACCAGATAAAACTGATACATTAGCTGGTATGACAGACATTGCTACAGGTTCGGCTGCATTAGCTGCTCACGTTGCAAACACTGCGGCTCATGGCGCTACTGGTGCCGTTGTTGGAACAACTAATACACAAACATTAACTAATAAAACCATTGATGGTGATGATAACACTATTCAAGATTTACCAATTACCGCATTAAAAACTAACATTACCGATGCTAGTAAATTTATGGTAAGAGATGCTTCGGGCATTCCTACTTCTGCAACTAAAGTAGTTCCTGCTGGTGTTGTAGTTGGCACCACTGATACACAAACCCTTACAAATAAAACTTTAACTTCACCTAGTATAACAACACCGACTGGCATTGTTAAAGGTGATGTTGGTTTAGGCAACGTAGACAACACTTCTGATGCAACTAAAAACAGTGCTGCTGTAACTCTTACAAATAAAACACTTACCACTCCTATAATTTCTCAAATATCAAATACTGGAACTTTAACGCTACCCACTGCTACCGATACACTAGTTGGTAGAGCCACTACAGATGTACTCACAAACAAAGACATTGATGGTGGCGTGGCTTCAAATACTAGACGTTTAACTGTACCAAGTGCAGCTAAAGCTACTCTAGATACATTAACTCGTAAAGAAGCAACCATTGTTTACGCAACTGATTTAGATAAATTATACGTTGATGATGGAACCAATTTAAATGTTGTAGGTTCTGGTGCTGGGACAATTAATTTTGTTACAAATCCTGACGCTGAAATTGGAACTACTGGTTGGACTGTTGATTCATTTGCTGCGGCATCTCGTCCTGCTGGTGCTTTTACTGGTGTCACTACTGGTATTACATTTGCTGCATCTTCTTCATCTCCTCTTGCTGGTACAAACTCATTCACTTTTGCTAAAGATGCTGTAAACAGACAAGGCCGCGTGGTTTACACTGGTCTTACATTTACTCCTGCTTACTTTGCTAGAGTGATGAATATATCAGTAGACATGATCGTTGCCTCTGGCACGTTCGTAGCTGGTACTTCTACGACTGATTCTGACTTCATTTGGTACATACAAAACGTAACTGATGGCACTTTCATTGAGCCAAGTAATTTTAAAATATTATCTAATAGTTCAACTAATTCATTCCAATTTACTGGTACATTCCAAACTGCGGCCAGTGCTACTTCATATCGTTTACTTGGTTATGTGGCTTCGACTTCGGCAGCGGCTTATACATTAAGATTTGATAATGTCACCGTTACGCCTAGCACTTATGCTTATGGAACGCCGATAACGGACTGGCAAGCCTTTACTCCTACTGGTGCATTTACTACCAATACGACTTACACTGGAAGATATAGACGTGTCGGTGACTCAATAGAAGTTGCTGCGTATTTAACTTTTTCAGGCGCGCCCAACGCTGTAAATGCTAGTATAAATTTGCCTAGTGGTTTTTCGATAGATACCGATAGATTATCAAGCGGCTCTAGTACGCTGTTAAATTCCAATATAGACGGACGAGTTGACTACCTAATTTCGTCGGCATGGGCTGGTTTAGTTAAATATAACACTACCACAAGTGTGCAGCTTTACTATTTAGATGCGAATGGAAATGCAAGTCTAACTACAAATACAGTTCCACAGGCTTTTGCTTCTGGTTCTAGAGTAAACGTAACTTTTACTGTGCCAATAGTCGGTCTTTCTTCATCGGTTTTAACCAGCGATCAAACTGATACTAGGATTGTAACTGCAAGAATAAATAGAACAGGTACTCAGTCGTTAGCAAATGTAACGGCAACAAAGATACAATTTAATTCTGTAATTGATGACTCTCATGCGGCTTTTGATTCTGCAACTAACTATAGATATAATGTTGTTGTTTCTGGTTTTTATCAAATTTCTGGTTCTATTTCTTATGGAGCAAATACAACTGGTACAAGAATTGTACTCTATAGAATAAATGGTGGTGCTGACATTTATATGTCAAGCATTGGAACTGCTGATATAACAAACGAAACTGCGGTTGCTTTTTTTGCTAGAACAGCTTTCTTAAAAAGCGGCGATTATATAGAAATTTTTGGACAACAAAATTCTGGTGGTGCTTTAAACATTACGGGAAATAGTACAGTACAATTTTCTCGCATCTCAGGCCCGAATCAAATCGCGGCAAGTGAGTCTGTTTATGCAAGATATACATCTTCAAATGCGCAAATTGTGAATAACAGCACGACTCAAGTTATAGAGTTTTCGACAAGAGACAGAGACACTCATAATGCCGTTTCTGGTACTGGTACTGGTTGGAGATTTACTGCGCCTATATCTGGATTTTATGAAGTAGATGCTACTACGATTACTGGTGGGGCAGGAACGTCTGGATATATTAATCTTTCAATTTTAAAAAATGGAACTTTATTTTTAGAAGGTTTAAATAGCGTAGCATTCAATGCTTCTGGACAAGGTTCTAGTGTTTCGGGTGCTCTTTATTTGTTGGCTGGTGAATATATTTCAGTAGCTTTAGCTAATAACGCAACTGGCGCACAAAGAACAACAAGTGCTGTAGCAGCTCAAAATCATGTTACGATAAAAAGAGTAGGCAACTAATATAAAACAAAATTAAAAATAATAAAAATAAGAAAAAGGAAACAAATGAAACACCTAGAAAAAATGTTAACAAAAGCTCCAAAAGGAGACATGTCAAAAGATGAAATTCAAGCTAAACTTGACGTGTTAGTAGAAATGATGGATATGCTTGAAGACGAAACTGGTAGCAGTGTTAAGTCTGGTATGGACGAAATGATGAAGCCTAAAGAGTCAAAAGAAAGCTCTAGCGTTGAAGAAAAAGATTCAATGCCTATTAAGGGTGGCAACAATGTTGGTCCTCTTGTAAAAGCTAATGCGGCTGAACCAGAAGTTGCAGACAGCGACAATGGCGGCGAAGGTATGAAAGAAGCTGTTTCAGAAAATGAAGCTGATGAATACTGTGGTCTTGACGATCAAGCTGACCATGACAGCATTTTCTCACAGAAAAAAACAAAAAAGAAAAAGTTTAGCTTCTTAGAAGACTAAGGCTCTTTCTAGAAAGAACCCTATGTCTAACTATTACTTTACGTCAACGCAATTATTGGCGTCTATTAAACGTAGATGCCTCATTCCTGCTTCACAATCTACATTTAGTGACCAAGATTTTCTAGACTTTGCAACAGAAGAAATGAACATGGGCGTTGTCCCAACCGTAATTCAACTACATGAAGACTACTATCTTTATGAAACGCTTATTCCACTAGTAAATGGTCAAATTAAATATCAAATACCCTATCGTGCCATTGGTAATAAAACTAGAGACATTGCTTTAGTTGATAGTAATGGTGGTTATAGCGTAATGACTCGCATTGGTATTGGTGAAATTGCTACATGGAATTTCTCAAATAGCATTTATGCCTATTACATAGCTAGTAATGAAATATGTCTAGTGCCGTCTGATACAAATACCACATTTAATGGCGGGTTTCTATCAGTGTCTTATTACCTTCGTCCAAATTCTCTAGTGCCAGATACAGAAGTTGCATCTATTACATCTATTGATAGAATAACTGGCATTATATCAGTTTCTTCATTGCCTGATACTTTTTCAACTAATACACTATTAGACTTTATTCAATTTAAGTCTCCACATAAAATTTTAAGTTTTGACGTTGCTCCTTTGTCAACCGACGCCATTGGTTCTACTATTACTTTTGATTTATCTAACATTCCAAGTTCTTTGTCAGTTGGTGATAAAATTTCATTAGCTACTCAAACGTGCATTCCTCAAATACCTTCGGATATGCATGTCATGCTTGCTGCCAGAGTTGCTTCAAGACTACTTGAGGCTATTGGTGATACAGAAGGTTTACAAAATGCTAACCAAAAATTAGCAGAATTAGAAAACAAAACTGCAACTCTCATTAATAACCGTGTTGAAGATTCTCCTCGTCGCATTGTCAGTGCATACGGAACCCTTCGTAGTGGACTAAATCGTAGAGGTAGAGGTCGATGGTAAGGACGTAACTTGGCTCAAAATGTTGTGCTCAAAGCATCGGGCATTCACAGTAATAATAACTACTTTAGTGCTTCTCCAAATGGTTCATTTGAAGAAGCTGTAAATGTTGTCATTGATAGAAGTGAAATAGTAGAGCCACGTCGTGGATTTGCTGTTTATGGCAATACAGATACGGCTAACACTAAGCAAATTATATCCTATAAAGATGCAGTCATTAAGCACTATTCTAATAAATTAAAATATGATTCAAACAATGCTGGTGATTTTATAGATTTTACTGGTGACTTAGTAAACGAAACCGATACTGGTTTACGAATTAAATCTGTTGAAATGAATGGTAACCTATATTTAACTAGTTCAACTGGCATTAAAAAAATATCAGCAACTTCTTCTGCTGATTTTGCCACTACATCTATACAACCATCGGGAGCAGCAAAAGCGGTAGACCTTAATGCTGTAACAAATTTTGCTTCATTTGGATTTCTTGAGCCAAATAGTAAAGTGGCCTATCGTTTAGTTTTTGGTAAAAAAGATGTTAACGAAAACTTACTACTAGGCGTTCCTTCTGCTCGTGTTTTGGTATGGAACATTACTAATTATTTAACAGGACAATCTTGTGTTGTAAATTTAAACTTTTCTTTACCCAATGCTGTTGACAACACTTATTTTTATCAACTATATAGAACTGGTTTAAGTAAAGAACCTTCGGTTAACGAACCCGCCGACCCGGGTGATGAAATGTATCTAGTTGTAGAAGATGTGGTCACCGCTGCTGATGTCACTAATGGTTTTATAAATGTTACAGACAGCACTCCAGATGACTTTAGAAGTAACGGAGCATTGCTATATACCAATCCTGTTTCTGGTGAAGGCATAGCTCAAGCTAATGATGCTCCTCCATTTGCTAAAGACATAGCCACTTATAAGAATTTTCTATTTTATGCCAACACTAAAACTGTGCAGCGTTTAAATTTAGCATTTTTAACGGCTACAGGCATTACTAGTGGGGCCTCTAATTTTAAAATTTTAGATGGCACCACTACAGAAACATATACTTTTCAAGGAACATTTGAAACTCAAACTATAAACTATAATGCTGTTGCTAGTCATAACGATTTTCATAATAGTGTGTCAGGCACCGCTAAATATTTTACATTAGTTTCCGCATCAGACACTAGAAAATATTGTGTATGGTTTTACAAAACAGCATTCGATCTTGAGCCATCTTTATCAGGATACATTAATATTAAAGTAACCGCCACTGGTTCAACTGTTGATAGTAACATGGTAGACGCCCTAGCTGCCATTACTGCCGCTACTGATGACTTTAATTTAACATTAAATACTACAACTAACATACTTACAGCCGAAGCTTCAAATAATGGTGATGTTAGCATTACCCTATTAAATACCATTACAAATATGGTTTCGTCAAGAGACAATTTAGGTACTGGTCAAGACATTGCTACTAAAAAAATCTTTTTACCTCGTACTACTGGACTAAATGCTCCAAGTGTGTCAGTTGCTTTAGAGCAAATTGCCAAATCTTTAGTAGATGTAGTAAATGGTAACAGTGTCATTGTAAATGGTTACTATTCGTCAGACTTTGACAGTATACCGGGTCAAATGTACTTTGAACAACAATCTGTAACTGGTGTTGCATTTTATTTAAATAGTAATGTTGGCACAGTATTTAATCCTACGGTTCCTGCTACAGGAAACACTATCATTTCAAGTAATGAAGTGAGGCCAAACCGTCTTTACTTTTCTAAAAATCAACAACCTGAATCAGTACCATTAGTTAATTATGTAGACATTGGTCCTAAAGATAGGGAAATTAAACGCATACTAGGTTTACAAGATAGCTTGTTCATTCTTAAAGAGGATGGCATCTATCGCTTATCAGGTGATGATGCTTCTAACTTTCTAGTTACACCATTTGACTTTTCGGCTCAAGTGCTAGCTCCTGACACTGCTGTCATTTTAAATAACCAAATTTATGCATTGTCTACTCAGGGTGTCATTGTCATAACCGACACTGGGGTTTCAGTCATATCACGTCCTATTGAAAATCAAATTTTAAAAATTATTCGAGAAGGTTCTAATTATAAAACTGCATCGTTTGGTGTCAGCTATGAATCAGATAGAAGCTATTTACTATTTACCACAACCATATTAACCGACACAGTAGCTACTCAGGTTTTTCGTTATAATACATTTACCAATAATTGGACAAAATGGGACATTTCTAAAACTTGCGGTTTAGTTAATTTTAGAGACGACAAGCTTTATTTAGGTGCTTCCGACATTAATGTCATTGAACAAGAAAGAAAAACTCTTACTCGCATAGACCATGCCGATAGAGATTTTGAAGTTCAAATTCAATTAAATGGCGTTTCTTCTACTGGAATAAGATTGAACAGCTTATCAAATGTTAAAGTGGGCGACACCCTTGTTCAAAGACAATATTTAACCCTTCAACAATTTAATCGGGTTTTAAAAAAATTAGATACAGACCCCACTGTTGATGACACTGATTATTTCTCAACTTTAGAACTTAATAAAGGTGAAAATGCTCGAACCAATTTAGAGGCTTTAGCAGTTAAACTAAATGCTGACCTATCTACGTCAATATACACTACTTTGACAAATGACTATGTTAGAACTATAACAAACATTTCAGTGGCAGCTCAAACGGTTGTTACCATTGGTGCTCATAACATATCACAAGGTCGTTATATTAACATTTCAGGTTCTAACAGTACGCCATCTATTGATGGTGAGTGGGAAGTGTTAGCTGCCACAGCAACTACCATTACCATTAATAAACGAGTAACAGTAGTGGGTACAGCGGGCACTGTACAAACAGACATTAATGATAGTAAAGATCAACAAATATGTTTTAACCTTATTGTAAACCAATTAAACATTGACACTGGTGTATTTTACACTAACTACTTACCTTCTTCTGGCTATCAAGATTTAGAGCAAAGTATATCAAATTTAAATAGCTTAACTACTAACATCGTAACACCTTACACTCAAAGCTTTCTATTTGGTAAAGCAAACATATATAAAGCCATTGAAAGCTATGTAGTTTACAATCCGCAATTTTTTGGTGACCCATCTGTTGAAAAACAAGTAAGTCAAAGCACTTTTATGTTTGAAGATACCAATTTTACATTAATGACAGCTTCGTTTAAAAGCGATAAATCTCCAGCATTAGGTTCTGTACCATTTGTTAAAAGTGGTAACGGTGATTTTGGTAGCTTTGCATGGGGTTCGGTAAATTGGGGTGGTGTAGGGGCTCCTGTACCATTAAGAACCCTTGTCCCGCTGGATAAACAAAGATGTCGATTTTTAAGTGTTAAGCTATTACATAAAGTAGCTTTAGAAAACTATGCCCTATTGGGTATAACCTTAACATTCCGTCCTTACGGTAGTAGGTCGTATAAATAATGGGTAAAATACAACCACCTAAAACATTACGATTTGAAGACTTTAAGCCAGAAGAAAAGGACCTAGTCCTTAAGTTGAGTTCAGTAATTAATTCATTCAATGATGATGTTTACCGTCAAATAAATGGTAACATTGACTTTGACAATATGAATAGACAAATAGCAGTGGGGGTAGTCATTAAGACAAACTCTGCTGGTGTTGTTGTAAACTTGCCTCAAATTAAAATAAAAACAAATACCCTACCTAAAGGTATAAACGTCATTAATGCTGAAAATCAAACAAATTCAAGCATTTACCCCATTTCTCACCCTTTTATATCCTTTACCATTAAGAATGGCTTAATAACCATTTTAAACGTAACTGGACTTCAAGTTAGCAGTGAATACAAATTAAATTTAGAAATAATAGGGTAAACCCGCGATACCCTTAGAATAACAAGTAATAATAGGGAGATGTATAGACATTACCCTACTTCATATTGGGATAAATCAAAATGGTATCAGAAGACTTAAGTTTAAATAAAGACGAAGACAACAACGATGAAAACATGCAACTTTCTACAACATCAGCAGTTAGTCCTGTTAGTTCTAGAGTAGCACCAACATCTACTGGGCTTCCTGCTCAACAAGGGTCTGGGCGTTTTACCAATTTACAAAAATACATTAATGCTAACGAAGGTGCTGGTCAAAAAATTGCTAGTAAACTATCTAATGCAACAAGTTCAGATTTAAGTACTTTTGATAAGGATTATAATGCTAAAACACAAGAAATTGGTAAAGGCATTGATGAGGCTAAAAACCTATTTAACACTCAAGGACAAGGCTTTAAATCGCAATTAGGTGCCTATCAACAAGGGTTGAATTCTTATAAAAACTTTACTGATAGAGGATTGTTTGACCAAACTGGACAAGACGTTCAAAACTTTACAAACTCGCCTCAATTTGGTCAATTTCAATCTTTACAAAGTGGCCTAGGTCTAAATGAAGACCAACTTAAGCAATCTCAAGGATTGGCTGAAACTATGGCTAAAAACACTTTAGATAAAATTGATAAAAAGTATAGTGACATTCAAAGTGAAAAGGGTCGTTATGATTTATTGCAACAATCAACACCTTCTTTTGGACAAAGGTCTACTTCTGGTGGCAATAGATTAAATCAAATGTTTTTTCAAAAAGACCCTAATGCGGTTAATAATTTGCAGAATTCTTTTAAACAACAAGCTGCTGATGTTGCGGCTAAGAATGCCATATTGGGTACTCAGGGTGCTTCATTAAATGACATTATAAATCAAGAAAAAACCCTTATGGGTGATTTAAATACAAATTCAAAAGCTTTACAAGAGTCTTTTTATAATAAGTTAAATTCAGAAGATGCTTTTAAACAAGTCAATGACGCTAGAAAAGGTTTATACGACGACTATATTCAACAACTTCAATCTGGTAAATATTCACAAGATTTAGCAAATTTATTAGGTGTAAGCAATTTACAAACTTATAACCCAATGGGTAACACTCAGTCAATAAGCGATGCTGGGCCAGTTGATGCAAAATTTGCCAATGCTGGTAAAATTTCACAAATGGCAACTAATCCTTTACAAGGACAATTTAGTACGTATAATATTAATAAGGAAAATTTACCAAATTACATATCAAAATCTGGACAAGAAGCTAAAACTTTTCAAGATGTACTTACTCAGCCTGATTATGACTCTTACTCTGCTTTACAAAAATTGTTTGCAAATCAAGATTTTGCTAACAAAGCAAGGGGCATATCAACACTAGACCCTGCTGTTACTAAAAGTTCTTTAGCCGATTTAACTACTGATGTTAAAGCTAAGGATGATGCTTTTGTAAGAGACTACGCTAATAGGAATTATTTAAGTCAAGGTTTAGGTCAAGAAGTATATTCTCAACCAACTACATTTGGTGGAATGATTCCTACTGGCGGTACTGTTTCTATAGGCCCTAATGCTTTAGAAAATTTAGGTATCACTGAAAACAATAGTCCATTAGCCGCAATTCAAGATTTAAGAAATAGATATTCAACGTGGAGTGGCGCTAATAGTCCATACCGAGCAGTGAGTTCAAGTTATGCTAATTTAGATGACTACATTAGAAATAGTGACAATGCCATTAAAAATCAAAACGAGTTAATGTTAAGTAGTGGTAATAGGGGCGATGAAGCAAAAGCCTTACAAAGAGCATATGAAGCATCTTATAATCCGTTAAGAGACAAATTAGAAAACATCGTAAACACTACTGGTGTTAAAAATCGTGTTGAAATTGACCCTACTGAAAACACTGTAGAAAACAGATTTAAAAAATTTAAAGGACTATTATAATATGGCATTCCCATTTTTAGCAGCAGCAAGTGTAGCCGCACCAATTGTTGGTGGTCTCATTGGAGCAGACCAAGCAAATAAAGACCGAGACGCAGCAAATGCAGCTAGACAGCAAGCATTAGCTCAGTTTGCGGGTATAAATGTACCTACTCCAGAGGAACAAAAACTTCTATTAGATCAATATGTGTCTACAGGAGTTATGAGTCCTGAATTAGAATCACTAATTAACATGGGACCAACTGCTTATGAGGGCATTAGTTTAGACCCACAAGCTAGACAAGCTCAACTTGATTCTCTTTCTCAAATGGGACAATTGGCTCAAACGGGAATGACTCAAGGTGACGAAGCGGCTTATGAAATGGCTCGTAGAAATGCTGCTGCTGAATCACAAGCAAAACAAGCACAAATATTACAAAACATGCAAGCTAGAGGAATGGGCGGTTCTGGTGTAGAACTCATTTCTAGATTGCAAGCTGGACAATCTTCTGCTGATAGATTGCAACAAGCTCAACTAGAAGAAGCTGCTAAGAAACAACAAGCTAGAATGCAAGCATTACAGTCTCAAGCAAACATGGCTCAAGGACTACGTTCGTCTGATTACAGTGAAGCCGCTAGATTGGCTGATGCTAAAGACCAAATTGCTAGATTTAACGCAGCAAATGCACAATCTTTGGCAAATAGAAATACTGATAGAGGCAATCAAGCTCAACAATATAATATGTCAAATGCTCAACGCATCGCTGACGCAAATGTTGGTTTAAAAAATCAACAACAACAATATAATAAAGGTTTAACTCAACAAAAATTTGGTAATGAGTTACAATTGGCTGGTGCAAAAGCTGGACAATACGGCTCACAAGCTCAAGATGCATCACAAAGAGCTGGACAAACTGCTTCTATGTGGGGTGGCATTGGTCAAGGCGTGGGTACTATGTTGCAAGGATTAAATACTCCAGCTAAAGCTAAAAAACCATTTGTTGGCCCAACCGAAGATTATAGTGGAGAATAAATAATGGATAAACGTTTTTCACTAGTACCAGAAGACCAAGAAGAACTAGATTTATACGAAGCCGATAACGCTCCTGCTTTAGAAGACAAAGAATATTTACGTCAACAACAAGTTGCTTATACTGACACAGGAGTACCAGTTGGTCCAGAGGGTGGTTTTAGAGCTGGTCAAGCAAAACAACCAGTAGTTGGTAAAGCTGCGGCTGATAAGTATTTTGCATCAAATGATGCCAACACTCCAACATTGGAACCCGTAGATACTAAAGTAGCTGACACCAATGATAAAGAAACTAATGCTCAACGTTATCAAAGAATGTTAAGTGAATTAGAAGATTTAAGAAGTCAACCTAAACCCGATTTAACAATGTTACGTGGTGGCAATCAAATTGCCCAAGCCATTGCTTCTGGTTATGGTGGTAAACTAGGTGACAACAATGATGTTGTGACCATTATGGAAAATAAAGATGATGATAGAGTTAAAAATTTATTATCAGAATTAAAGCTAATGAAGGATACAACTGGAGCAATAAGACCTAGTCAACAAAGTAATATTTTTGGTAAATTACCAGATGGTAAAATGGTTCCTCTTATTTTTGACCCAAATATTCAGAAATATGTAAATCCTTTAAATGGTGAACCCGCTGGTCCTAATATGGAAATTATGCGTAATTCATTGTATACTGATGCTTTTGGAAATAAGGTATCTTTTGGTACTGATGGTGTTCAAACTCAAAAATCATCAGCTCGTCCAGAAGCTTCACAAACTGTTGATAATATCTACGCACAAACTCAAACATTTAATCCTGATAAAGAACAAGTTAAAGCTTTAGATCAAGAGACAAAACGTTTAGATTCGGCTACTAAAGATATTAACGCTAAAATTGATGCGACAAACAGACTAAGATCAACATTAGCTAGTAATAGCAAACTTACAGGCGCTATGGTTAAGACTCAATTTCCACGTTTAGCTGGTGAGGTTGGTAACTTAAATCAAGCCGAACAAGATGTATGGAATGGTTCATCTGCTTGGTTAGATAGAATTGACCAATTTTTAACTACTGCTTCTGATTCTCAGCTTACTCCTGAAAATAAGGTTGAATTGAATAAACTCATTGATATTTTCAATGATACATCAGGTAAAGCTTTAAATCAAATTATGGATTCTTCTGCAAATCGTTTAAATATGGTCCATAAAATTCCAAAAGATTTTGTTAAGCAATCATATGGTTCAATGCGTAAAATTCCACAACAAACCGCTGGTGGAACAAATGCGGAAGTTCAAAAAGCAAATGCTGCTACATTAATTAAAAAATTCGATGATGCATTAAAACAAAATCTTACACCAGAAGTACGTGCTGCTTATGAGAAAAAGAAACAAGAATTAAAAGATAAGTTTGGATTATAAGATGAACGATGATTTACTAAAAGAAGCTGATGGTCTATTAAGTAAAAATGATGACGATTTATTAAATGAAGCTGACAGCTTAATGACTAACCCACAATCACCTAAAGAACCTATTTCTCGTAAAGAGTCTTTTATGAAAGGTGCAGAGCAAGGTGCTACATTGGGATTTGCTGATGAAGGCAAAGGTGTCATGTCAGGACTTATGGACGATGCTATGCGCATTGCCAATTTATTAGGACTTAGTGATACTAAATCTCCTAGACAAATGGATGAAGACCTTGCTGCCCAAGGATTTAAAATTCAAGGGTATAATCCAAATAAAACCGTTTATGAAGAAGCTCGTAATGTAGCTCGTGGTGAATATAAAGATGCTGAAAATGCATATCAATCTAAAATACCTTTTACAGACATAAGTGTAAATCCGTATAATTTTGCTGGTAATTTGGCTGGTGGTATGGTAACTATGCCGTTTATGCCAGCGAAAATGGTTGCCCCAATGGGTGCTGTTGGTGAAATGGCTCCTTTACTTACTACACAGTTTGCAAAGCAAGCTGCCAAATCTGCGATAAATAGCATTCCAACTTCTGCTGTTGCTAGTATGGGTATATCCGAAGGTGAAACTCCTGTGGATGTGCTTAAAGACACCGCTGTGGGTACTGGCATGGGTATGGTGCTATCACCTACTTTGGAAAAGGGTTTACCCGCTGTTGCTAATGTTGCATCTAAAACTGGTGATAAATTTGTTGACTTATTGAACATGTTCCCCGGTGAACCAGCTAACCGATTTAAACTTGGTATGCGAGGAATTCTTGGTGTTAGTAAAAGCACTGGTGAAAAAATTCAAGGCATCTTAGATAAGCAAATTAGTAAATTTAGAAACAAAGTTGATGAAGCAGATTTAGCTCGTATAAATCAAGAAAACGTTACTTTACAAAACATTGAAGCATCTATTAGTGCAAATGAAAATAAAGTAAAAGAATTATCCAATGAATATAATGACCTATTGGCACAGCAAAGTGCTTATAAAAGAGACGCTTTATACACTAAAAAAGACGAAAAATCTACATTATTTGAACAAGCTAAAACAAAACTTAAAGAACAAATTGATGCATTAGAATCTGAAAAAGATCAACTATTAGCTAATTATGAAAAAGAAACTTTTGATAGCATTAAGAAATATGAAAATGACTTGTCTAAGGTTAAGTCTCAAGAAGAAATTCTTAAAGGTGAAAAAACTAAACTAAAAGACTTTGAACCAAAGCGTATAGGCGACAAAGCTCAACAAGCTTTTGAAGCAGACAAAGCTCAAATTAAAGCTAATTACGACATGTTAGATGAGGATTTGGCAACTCGTAATGTTAAATTTAATGTGTCTCAAGATTTAAAAGACTTTGAAACAACCATTAGTGGATTGGCTCGTGGAGATAAAGAATTAACTGCACTTAATAAAAATATTCTGTCTACTTTAAAAAAGTATAAAGGTCAAATAGATCGTAAAACCCTCATTGACTTAGTAAATGGCTTTAAAGATAAATATGGTAAGCAGCAAGGTTCTGCGCTTAAAATGATTCGTTCTAAAATTAAAGACCCTACCATTAATCGTCTATATGGTACAGCTTTTGACGGATTAGAAGACAGTGTTAGAAAAACACAAGATTTTCAATTGCGTGAATTTGGTCATGAAGATTTAGCTAATCAATATGCTCAAAACAATAAAGCATACCGAGCCATTAAAGATTTAGAAAATACTTACGGCGGGGATGAATATTCTGCCAATATAGTTTCACAAATTCAGGACTTGGGTAAGTTTGGTAATGCATCAGTTAATAAGGGTGCCAAAGGTATAGTTTCTGACATTGAAAAAAATACTCAGAATTTACCGTCTTTTACTCGTATATTACCAGAGGAAATTAGTCCATACATTAAAAAATCTACAGAAGAACTTCCTAGTCAAATGGTACAAAATGCCAATCAAATGACGAACATTGAAAATATTTTATCTAACCTAAAAGTAAATCAGAAGAAACCTAATCAATTTTCTCAAAATCCTAAAGATGTTGAATTGTTAAATAAAATTACCGAATTAGAAAACTTAGTAGGCTCTAACAAAAAGAATTTACAAACTGAACAATTTGGTGAAGATTTTACTAAAAATGTAAATGCTTTAGATAGGCAAATTGATGATTTAAATACTGGCATTGACCCAACCTATAATAAGTTTACAGAACAAGCCAAACAAAATCAAAATGCTCGTAATATGTTGTTACAACAAAATGAGAATAGTACCCTATCTAAACGTGAACTGTTAGCACCAAAACCTAAAACTACTCAGCTAGATAAAATGCTAGCTAAGGACCCAATTGATAGAGACGCTGAATTGCGTAAAATGATTTTAGCGGCAGACAAAGAACGCACTCTTGGTGGTTTGGGTTCTGCTAGTGAAAAATTAGATAATTTAGCAACAGAATTAGATATACCCATTTCTGAAATGACTCCAGAAATTAAAGAACTTCAAGATTTACTTTCTGCTTATAAAGACAATATTAACTTTGCCTTTAATAAGGCGGGCGGTGTTGCAACTGGTGGTGAAACGCTTGGTGCCATTGCTAATGCTGCGGGTTATGTTGCGGGCATACCTAATAGAATGGTTAATAAAGCTTTAACACCAGTTATGAATGCTACTAACAAAGGTTTAAACTATGTTGGTAAACAAAATATAATTCCTACTAAAATGGGACTACAGTCTATTGATGATGTTTTAGCTAAAATTAGTAATAAGCCATTACAGGACGTAATGAAAATGGACTCTACAGGAAAAGCTGCATTAAAAAATACATTGTTACAAATTAGTCCAGAAGTAAGAAAATATTTAGAAGATAAAGAGAATAAGAAATAAAACTAGTATAGAGTAGAGGGGCGCATGGTAACAGATAAAATAGACAACATTAGAGAAGACATCACGGACTTAAAAGTCATAGCAGCTCGGCTTGATGAAAATTTAAAACAAAATAACGAAATATTGGATAGGTTAACATCGTCTGTAGAAGAACATGTTAAACGTAGTGATAATTTAGAACAAATGGTTTTATTAGATAAACAAGCACTTCAAAATAAGATTGATTCAGATAAATTAATTTGGACAGTGTTATGTGCCGTTGGTGTTATATTTCTTGCGCTTAAAGAACTTGGGATTTTTGATAAGCTTATCTAGTAAGTCATGGGTTTTATCAGCTAGAACCATAGCAAGTTGATGAGCATTCAATTCAGACTTTTCATAAACCTGATATATAAGATGTGCCATAGGTACATCAGAAAATTTCTTGTCATATTCTTGACGAACCGATTTTACCATTTTAGAACGAAGCATAACATATTCTTTAAATGATAGTTTTTTATGATTACGCTTATCTTCAATTTGGGCAATGAGTGCATCTTCAACCAATGTAGGATTTAAAATATACCATCCGTCTTGCTTCTCGTCCAGCTTTCCTTCAATAGTATGAACAAAATTGTTAGCTTTACCCACTGTAAAAATATCAGAATTACGTTTATTATTAGCATCATAGCAAGCCTTTGCTAGTTCGTTTGTACTGTGTAGGTAACCATTCATTACTCTACCATTCTTTTTATGAACAGCGCCACCTACATATTCATCAGTAAATTGGGCTAACCATTTAAGTTCTTCTGCATTCAGTTTATGTAAATAATCATAGTCTAGTAGTTCTCGCCTAACCTTAGTATTTTCAGCAGGGTTAAGACTTTCATAGCGAACGTTTTGCTTCAAAGCTTTTTTTCTAGGTTTCATGCTTGGCCTTTTTTATTACTTGTGTACTTTTTCTTAAATACTTCATAGTCATTTAAAGCAAATCCTTCGGGATGTAATAAATAATGTGATACATTGTTCACTAAGCGTCTTTTAAATAGTTTATTGAATTCTTTTGAAAATGACATTGCAGTTAATGGGTTCTCACCATTTGCATCACACCATTTAACAAATCTATCATAAACAACGATGGTTGGTACACAAACATTAGCATGACTTTTAATGTTTTCACTTACTACAAATTGTTTGATTTTTTCAACAGTGTCTAATTTCTTACTAGATTTTTTAGGTTTTTTTATAGGTTTTTGTGCAACCTTCATTAACTCGTCCATAGACAATTCGTCAATGCGTTTATTGTTGTTGTTGTTATTTTCCATTTACGGCCTGTACTGCCATTCCACCTACTACAACACCGCCAACAAAATATAAAATTTTAGTAAATGTGTCGTCAGCTTTATTTTGAAGAATAGCTATTTGTTCGCTTTTGTTATTATTGCTTTGATGTAAAACATTAATCATTTCATATTGATCTGCAACAAGGTCTTTATATTCATCATTTTGCACCACTGCCGTTCTAGCTTTAAGTTCTAAATCAGGAGTAAGTAGCATGCCAGCAAATGGTGCCATGTCGCCCTTTTTTAAATACTTGGCGTCTCCACCATATGTAACATTTGCTAAAAAGAATGTAAGAAAAAAGATAAGAAAAATAGTTCCAATATGTAAGTGGTTAGCGGATGTTTTCATAATTTCTTCCAGAAGTTTTCAGCTTCATCAGTAGTTTTCTCTGCTTCTTGCTGGGGTACAGCATCTACAGCTTTTTGAGCTTCTTGAATTTTGTGTTCAGCCACTACAATTTTGTCTTGTAAAGCTTCATCAGACTTCTTTAATGTGTTTAGCTTACGCCAGTCAAGAAAGTCTTTAAACGATTTACCAGCCCAAGCTAATGCTGCTACAATGACAATCCATGCAATGGGGTTTGATAAAATAGTTGATAACATTATTGTCCCTCTTTCTTAGGTTCGTCGTCGCCATCTAGTTCAATGCCTTCGCGACCAAGTTTAACTTTGTCTAAACTTCTTAATAGGTAAAATGCCAACATCAGTCCAGAATATCCAATGGCGCAATAGACACCAGTTTCAAGGTCTTTAAAATAGAGACTAATGATGCCACCAATGGCTACAGCGTTAGCAATGTGAGCAAATAATAATGACACTGATGATTTGCCTGATCTGTTGTCGTGAGCTGCTGGTAAATAAAAACCAATAGTAGAACCAAACTTTAGAATTTCTTTAATTTTATTTAGCATTATATCCCTTTTTTGTTCTTATACTATTATTATAGCCTTTTTGACTAGCTGTGTCAAGAGATTTGTTTGCATGGCGTTCGGCAGTTTCAGTGGCGGTTTTTATCTTATGATGTGGTTTACATAAAACCTGTAAGTTGTCGATTTCACAGAACAAATTGGGAACAAAGGTATCCCACCCTACAAAGCCATCTTCTGTATCTATAACAGGGGCAATGTGGTCCACTTGAACTTCGTCACGTTTATGATAAAATTTAACGTCACCAGCAGCTAGACAATGGGCACAAATAAAGTATACACCAAGCTTGTCTTTGCCGTTCTTAAACTGTCCCTCGTCAATTAGTATTTTAGCCTCATTAAGACACTGGTACTTATATTTCCAACGAATAGAAGCCCGCCTAAGAGCAATGATGCGCAATTCGTGTAGAGACTTTTCTCTTTTAGGTTTTCTGGTAAATTTAGGCATTATTTTAATCTCTTTCGATCTTTACAAGCTTCAACGTTGCATGTACCATACAATTTTCCTAATATTTCAAATTCTTCATAATGACCTTTGCCACATGATTCACAAAGTATTAGTTTTTTAGTTTTAATGGGTTCACCATAAGGTTTTATGTCTTTTGGCTCTGTAGAAACGCTACGTTTTTCATAGTAGCGCAGTTGTCGTTGTAGTTGTTTTATTTGAGCTTCAAGCTCTCTAATGCGGCCTCTGAGGTGATCGGCTTCACTTTTGTCTCTTTTGCGAGACGTTTCTTTGGACATGGTTCGTCCTTAAGTTTTAACTGGTTTTGCTTTCGATGTCACTTCTTTTGTACCTAGAATGCTTTCTAAATACTTAATGTTGGCTTCGGCTGACTCTTTATATTTTTTTAAACTTAAAATGTCTCTTTCGGCTTTAGCGATGTTATCATCATATGTTTGAATGTCGTCTTTAGTAGATGTAATGAGGTCTTCAAAGTGTCCTTTAAGGGATTCAGTAATTTTCATGATTTTCCTTTTTTGTTTTTAGTTTCTTTAATGATGCCATACTTCTTAGCTTGGTTAACTCCAAACCATGAGTCACCAGTAGTTTTGTTTAAGGACTTAAGGTTGAGTTTACTTCTTGCTGAAATGATGCCGTACATTTGATCGTTACAAATTTTAGCTTCTGCCACATCGACAAGAGTATCTTTTAGTTTACCTTCGGTGCCATGTGATAGGCTATGTATCATAAACCTAGTGTTGGGACTAGCAATGCGTTCAGTGCCAGCTAGAAATATAACTATACCCATAGACGCGATTTTACCACTAGCAATGACGGTGATTGGACTAACAGATGCCCGTAACACATCATAAATCGCAAATCCTTCGTAGACTCCTCCACCATAGGTTTGTAGGTGTATAGTGATGGGGTCATGGTTAATGTCATTGAGGGTCGTAATGGCTCTAAGTACAAACTCTGACATGTTTTCATTAACTTCTCCTGTAAGTGAAAATCTTCGACGTTTTAGGTCTAAGCCCATTTGTAACCACTGTTGAGTGGAGTCTGAGCCAGTCGGGTCTTCTGTAGAAAACTGGGCCAATACTTCTCCATCAGGGCGAACTATACTAAACGTTCCATCATTATTACTGTTATTGGCTCTTTTTTTATTCATTATAACTTTTCCCATTTCTGGATTAGTTTATCTAAAGAAGCATCTTTGTCGGTGCGACCATCTACTTTAATGAAACGAATGTCACCTACTGGATAGTCTTCTACTGACTCAAATAAATATTGTCCAGAAGCAGTTTCAGTAAGTCCAATGCTAGTCGCAAATTCATCAGTAGGTGGTAATGCACCATTTGTAATGAGTACAGCACCATTTGATAGGTGAGTGCATGACCCGACGTGGACATGTCCTATAACAAATACTGAATATTCTTCTTTATCAATGAGAGACGAGTTAATGCTATTAATTTGATCTTCTAATGAGCCTGTCTTAATGGACGAACTAGGGTGACCAACTTTTAAAACGCTATCCCCATGTGTTGCGAAGATACGTTTACCAAATACTTCATAAGTTACATATGGAGTTTTGGGAATGATAAATTCAAGGTTTTTTAAATGAGATAGGCTATATTTTAAAGCGGTATATAACATAGTACCCAAAGAGTCCCATTTTTGATTTACAGCTCTACTCGGATGACGTGATATAGTTCTATCATGATTACCAGTATTACAATAGACAGTAACAGAAGGGAACGATGCTGATAAATGTGCAAATGCTTGAGTTAATAAATGTAAGGCTCTAGCAAACTGTTCAGCTTGAGGGGCAGCATCACGAGGGTCGTGTAATTGATTTTGAATGATGTCACCAATTAATAAAACATTAAGGTGAGTTTCATTTCTATACGCAGACTTATATGTAATAGTTTCTTCAATGATTTTAGCAAGGCGTCTAGCTTCTTCAACACGTTTAAAGTCTAAGTTGCCAGTTTCATCTTTACTAATGTCTGAGCCGATATGTAAATCTGATAGAACCAAATTTAATGCTCGCTTAACTTTAGCTTTAGTTTTAATTTTGTAAGGTTCAATTTTTACTTTTGGTAAACCTAAAATGGCATTCTGAATTTCTTCTTCTAGAATGATGCGAGTTCCAACCATGTTTTCAAGTTTATTGATGTAACTGCGGTCATCTTTCAAATTACGAATAGCTGGTAATTCTTTATTGGTTATAGTAAAGTGTGCCGATTTAACTAAAGCTAAACCTCCAACTTTTCTAAGGTCCCAATCGTTAATGCCATAGTCATTTTGAAGCAAGTCTAGCTTGGTTACTTCTGACGGCTCTTTACCTAATTCTTTAGCGGCAGCTTTAATAGCCGCTACAATGCGTTTTACCAAAGTGACGTTGGTCTCTTTTTTCTCAGACATTAAGGGTCTCCCTATTCATATTTGTTTGTTTTGTCTTATGTTAATAGTTTAGCTAACTTGACACTACTTGTCAAGCAATTCTTTATAATTTTTAGATAAAGCATAGTTTTTAAATTGATTTATGTCTAAAACTGTACTAAAAATTCCCATTGTATCGTATAATCGTTTTAAGAGTTGTTGGACATCATGGTTTGGACTGTTTTTGTTCCATTTTTTACTTTGTTCTAATCCATATGAATATTCAGCTTTAATCTTAATTTTCTGAGTATGTTCTTTTTTAGTTTTCTTTGCCTTGTTTGGCTTAATTTTAATGATTGACAAGTTTTTTGTTGGATAGAGGTAAATTTTATCACCTTGTTGAATGAGTTCCTCGTTCTTAATAGCATCCCAAACTGCAACCTCATTTGTTCTAATATCAACTTCTTTACCCTTTATGTAATAAACTTTCTTAGGCATTAGCATTTCTTTACTATTTGGTCTAAGTTCTGTTTTAAGAACATATCCTTTACAAGCTAGCACTGGTTCGGTAATTGTTTTTTTAGCACACCATCTAGAAATGTCTTGAATGTTTACAGCTTCTTTTACATATTTTTCATAAATGTCAACAACAGTATTCTGCTTATCTTCTAATATGGCATCAATGATTTCTTTCATAAGAGAAGCTAAAGCTGGTTCTTTGGTAGATGATTTAAACGCTGAACCCTTAATTTTAATTTTATTAGTACCATGCTCTTTTAAAATATAGTTTTTAGCTCGAACAACAATTACTGTATCAAAATATCCATCATGGTCAAACTGTATTTTTTCAGGAAATTGATTGTTAAGTTCTTCTAAAAAAGCATCCTGTTCTTCTTCTGTCCAAAATTCACCATTTGGTTTTTGAACTAAAATTGCATCTGTATCAACATTAACTAATTTTAAATTATGCATAATAAAAAACTATCCCATTTTTTGTTTTTTTAGTTCTACCTTTTAAAATATCACAAACAGAACTAACTGAAATTTTCCAATATTTAGCAGCATCAACTAAACTTTTAAAATTATTATTCATATTGTCTTTCAGTGGTTTTTTACTTTTTTCTATAAATGGTAGTAAATCTAAATGTCGCTTTAGTCTTTTTGAAATTTTAGACATTTTACTTTTAGTTTCATCAGTATGTTTAAATTTTTTATTTAATTTCAATTGTATCATTTTAATTTTAAATTCTTTTGTCCATTTCTTACCATACATATAATGATCAGAACCTTTAATTATTTTTCTTTTTTTAAACTTATCCATTGTTTGTTTACTATGCTTTCGGCCATCCATTGGAGCAGACGAGTGTAGACTAATATTATATTTAGGTTGTAAGTTGTTTAAATATAATTGTTCTATTTTTAATTTATTCTTTAGTAAACATTCTTCTATAACCTCAAATTTAAAATTATCTTTACCATATTTTTTAAAAGCAATATTAAGTTTATAATTAGGATGTATTCCTTGTTCAGCTTTTCTAAAGTGTTCTTGTTTTCTTTTAGTCCAATTATTTGTTGAACCTATGTAAAAATCTTTAGTTATTATATTAATAATTTTATATATGTAACTCATTTTCATGAGTGCTTAGTCCTTTCCAATATTCTACGGTTTTACCAGTTGCAAACATAATTGCATCAGTTAGTACTTTTCTACCCATTCTGGTTACAAAAGCTGCTCCTTGAACAAAATTAAAGTTTAATCCTGCTGCCCCCATAAATCCATACAAAGAGTTTGCTGCGACTTTTTGAGATTGCTCTAAATCTTTGTAATATTGTTGTCCTGTTTCTTTTGCTAGTTTCTTATTTTTTAATCTTTCAGTTGCAAAATATTCTGTAATTTTTAAAAAGTTACCGTGAGGGTCTTTTTCTTTAGAATAGACTTTATAGTGTCTCATTAATGAAGGATATAGAGAAGAAACGTCACACTTTAAAGCATTTTTATAAATGCCAGCAATACCAAAAGAAATTGCCCCCTCGAATGATTGAACTTCATCTGCTTTTGGAATACTAAACCCTATTTGCAAATAACTTCTAACCATTATATTATTAATTTGACTACCCGTTGCACTAATGCCCATTGTTTGGAAAGACTTGCTCACCGACTGGGTAAAATAGAATTTAGAAGGAATCATTATATCAAATAGTTTTAAACCATCGTCAGAGTCATCATTGGCATATTCTTTGGCTTTATTCCACATTTCAGGTTTTCCATCTAAATAATCTAAATAATATTGCCACATATGTTTAGCATCAACAAATGTTCTATTTTCTTTTTCTAATCCTAAATGTCTAATAATTGGTTTTAACCCATAACTAGGAAAACTTCTACCAATGTCATATTGATATGATAGAAACATTGTATCAATAATTTCTCTACCAAAAATGTGACAATTAAAATATTCAATGTCTTGAGAGCCGTCTTTTCTAAAAGAGCTTTCCCATCTATCAAACCTAATAGCTGAATCATCACGACCTAAATCAAGCTGAATACCTAACTCTCTAGCTCTAAATGCTAAATATGGTATGTCAAATGATAGTATGTTATGTCCAAGCATTATACTTGGGTCAACAATTTTAACCCATTTAATCCAAGCCTTTATCATGGCTGCTTCATTGCCTTTGTAAGTGATGAGGTCAAATATTTTCTTAATGATGCGACCATCAGGTCTACGGTAAGTGTTGGTTATCATTACCACTTTAGAAAGTTCGGTATGCTTTAGTGTAGTTGTTTCTATGTCAAACGATAAGGCAGACACTTCTTTTGGTACCATGCCCTTAAAGTATGTCATGCCATTATAAACTAATGTTGCTTCTTTCTGGTCAAAAATACGATAGTAGTCTACATTGTTCTTTTTTAATAGACCAACGACTTTGTCTCGTTCTTCTTGATTATTGAAGGTGCCCAAATATTTATAGTGTTGAACGCCTTCTAGTGTAGTTTGTTTATCTGAGATTTGTTTATTGGTAATGAACCAAAATGTAGAAGGCTTTTTAGTTAGTTCTAGCTGACCATTTTTAAGTTGACGATAAATGTATAATTCATTATCTTTGTTTTCAATAGAAACTATACGATCAGTATTATCTTTACCAAATACTAATTTTTCAGTTTCTTCTGGTGTTGCAAGTAAAGTATTCATATTATCTTTTTGGATAGGGTTTTATTAAGTGTTTAATATTAGTATACAACACATGTTTCCTTTTGCCAACAAAATAAAAGTATCTATGTTTACTTTTCTGTTTAACAAATTTAGCATTAGGGTATCTCTTTAGAATTTCATCTTTACGTTGAGAGCCAATTTTAGACCTCATGGCTCTAGACCCGTACAATTTGCCATCTATGATGACACCAAATCGTTCCTTGTTTTTATTTTTAGGATTGCTGTCTCTCATTGAACCAACATAATGAAAATTACAGGCTTGGTAAATGGTTCCCACTTCTCCAGCTAAGTGGTCGGTAGTGCAAGTTATCACCTCATATTGAGGCGGTAGCAGCTTTATTGCACCCATTATAAGCTTACTGTTAGTGTTCTTAGGTGTCCAATGAAGACATACTCCTCTGGATAATAGCAGCATCTTACCAGTGTAACCATACTTATCCCAAACGCCTAAATTCTCAGAATATTCAGGACCAAACACTACAACTCCACCACATAGTTCACCAAAGAAAATACCAAAGGCATATTTATTAACCGCTGGCATACAACCAAGCCATTCATATTTCTCTATGATGGTTTTGGCTAATGACATGGTAATGGGTTTAACTATGGCATTCTTTAAAGTTAAGTCAGCATTTGTCCAGTATGGGTTTTCCAATTCTTCTTTAGCGGTACGAACTCTTATGTCATACTGCCAAGCTGTACCGATGCTATCCTTATCTAAAGATTCTTCATACCTAGTTTTTGACATTAATATAAGTTACCTTTGGGTATAAACTTGCCACCAACAACATTAGGGTTAACATCACCTGATTCTTGATTTTTTCTACGTTCTTTAACGTCAGCTAATTCAGCTTTTTCTTCTGAGTTTAATGCTCTCACTCGTCCAGTTAAGCCTTCCCAATGTAAATCGGTACTGCTTAATTTTCCCATACGATTCTTAACCACATTAATGGTGAGAAACTTATCTTCATGGGGATTCTTCGGTGAAAAGCCGGGTCTATACATAGCCATAACAATGGTGGCGGCTTCACCTAGCACACTAGAACCTTTAATTTGAGTGTAGGACGTAAGTTCCTGACTTGGGTCACCTGATATTTTAGCGGGTTGCACCAATAAGAAAATACAAATACCTAGCTCATTAGCTATGTCTTTCAACTGGGTTGCTATGAGGGCCTTATTTGCCGTAGGGTCACTAAAAGGACCTTGGATGCACTCTAAGTAGTCAATGACAACAAGTCTAGGCTTAATGCCCATTTTGTCTATTTCTGAAATGATGGCATTTCTGATATTTTCAGTAGTGACGCCAGTGCGGAAACAAAGTCTTACATTCTTAAATTCACCATTAAGTATTTCTTGGTATTTTTTAATGGCCTCAACATTTCCTTCTTTGTAATTTTTCATAATGAGGTCTTCATCATCGCCAGTGTGTCTTTGAATGAGGCGTTGATAAATTTGAGGAATAGCCATGTCCATAGAGAAAAATATAGCTCTTTCATCTATTTTAGATAATTCATTTAAAATACCAAATGCAACCGAACTTTTTCCCGCTGATGGAGGAGCTAGTAGGCAAACAAACATGGACGTGGTGATGCGTACTTTTTTGTCAATTTCATCAATGCCTAAACGAATGGTATTCTTATCAATGTTTTGAGCAAAGTCTTTAAAATGGTCAGCAACATCCCAAATGTTCACTAGTCCAAATTCTTGATCTTGAGTAGTTTCAAGCGAATAGCGTTCAATGGTTGTAGCTAGAATTCCATCTTTTTCAGAATAGGTTCCACCTTTCCATTCAGGTTTATATACTGAGGTTATTTCTTTCCAAAGTTCCGATTTTGTATCATAGTCAACATTTTCTTCAATGCCTAGTCTTCTGTTTCTTAAACGTAAAATGCCCTTAAGGGTATTATATGCAACTTCTTTAGGGTAACCCATTGATCTAAATGTTGCAGCTAGGGTCATACAAGCATTGTGACGTTCACCTGATCATCAATGCAAACTTTGCGGGACTAAGGTGTTTTGGTCTATTACTCATATCGGGCTGGTCTTCATCAGAAACTTTAGGAACTGGGTCTTTACCTAGTTTTTCCTTTTCTCGCATAACCATAAGTGGTTTAAGTGTTTCTGGAATGTCAATGGTGATATAATCATTATAGGTTTTTAAACAATCTTGTGAAGCTATGCCCATTTCGGCATCTTCTCCGTTTGCATAATCGTCATGATCTAAATTCTCATCTAAAAATGAATTCAAATCAATTGGTATTTTATACTTTTGACCATTTTTATTATAGCTAAATGGGTAACGAAAAATGCGAGCACAGTCATTAATGGACGTGTCGTAACTAGGTAAATGAGCTGCTAAATTGTGTTGTAGGATTTTAAATTCAGGTTGAGTTATATATTCATTAAATTTTACTTCAACATGGTATCCTTTGTTTCCAGAAAAATAAATTCTAATGGCTAAAGGATTTACTTGTTGTTTAATTAAGTCATTAACTAATGATCGAGCATCAGATAATGCAATTTGAGGATTTTCTTTTTTATCAAAATCCCATACAATGCGATCTGTAGATAGGTTTTCAATGCCAGCTAATGAACCAGTTTTTTCTAATTGAGTTTTATGTTGTTCAGAATAAATAAATAAGCTTTCATAAGCTTCTAATTTAGAATTAGATTCAATTTTTTTAATAGCTACAGCATTAAAGTTTTCTGCATTGCTTGGTGTTGGGTCATATTCTTGTAGTTTGCGTTTTGAAGTTGTGGTGTTTGTAAATACTTTATACATTTTTGTCCTGTTTTAGTAAAGAAAAGGAGTTATGTTTTTCATAACTCCGTCATTGTTAATATGTATAGAATTACTACTACTGTTTAGGAGGTAGAATTCTGAAAGACCCATTGATTCGAGAACCATGTTCTTCCATAAAACCAGAGGCTTCGTCTTCGGTTTTATAACCTTTTTCTACTTGCCACTTTAGTTTTTCTTCTAAACTTTGAAAAATTAGCAAAGTACCTTTTTTTAAAGTTAAGTCTTGGGCTAATTCAATTACTTGCATTTCGCCTTTTTTAGTTGGGATGTTTTTAAAATCACCAACAAAGTCTGGTTTTGGTTGCCAGTCTGAATTATTTGTAGCGGGTGGTGCTGCTGCTGTTGTAGTTTTTTTTCCAAATGCCATGTTTTCCTCTTTATTCTTTGTTATAGGTTTGAATTTCAGTGTAGTTACCGTCTTTGGCTGCAATAGCTTTTGTACCAAAGAACATCGCTTCTTCAAGCTTAGTCTTAAATACTGCTTTTTCTCTACCTTCTGGCATTAATAATAACACCTTATTGACGGCATCTGACATCGTCGATTTTAGTTCTTTTACTTCACTAAAACCTTTATCATTTAGTTTATGTGTATCAAACATTTAACAACCCTTCTTCGTTGGTTTTGTTTTTGTTGATTTCTTCGTTGGCTTCTTTGTTTTCGACATGTGTGTCTCCTTTTGTTTTTAAGTAAATTTTCTTTTCTTTAGGTGTCATAGTTTCCAAAGCTTCAATTTGTTCTTCGGTAAGTCCTAATTTGTTTTTAACTTCTTCTACTACTTCTGGTTCAGATGGTTTTACATATGTCCCATCTTCTTTGTCTTTTTCAACTCTTTCAAAGTTGTAGGCAGTAAGTATCATACCATTTTCCTTACATCTAGCTATGTGTGCCGCAAATGAATTCTCAACTTTAGCAAACTTACCTTTTTGGTCTAAATTAACCTTAGCTACATCAACACCATAATCAAGTCCTGCTAAAATGGCTCTTTCAAGAGATTTTGCAACAGCAACACGTTCAGCACCACTTAATTTAGGACGACACATTTCGCCGATGTAATTGCGAATGCCTAGTTGTACTAATTGGTTTAGAGCAACTTGTTGCATAGTAGCTATTTTAATGCTGTTGTCCAATTGTTGGCTTGCTGTAAGAGTTGGTTTATCTTGTTCAACTGGTGCTTCTTTTGGTTCAACTTCGGCAGGTGTTTCTACTGGGTTTACATTTTGTTCTACTGTTTCCATTAGTATAGGTTTCCTTTTTTAATTTCAGATTTAGGTTCTTCAACTACAT